CCGCTGATCTTTACATCGGCATCTCACCGTCAAGTTCAGCAGGAAACATCTTCGCCTACTCCACAACGACCGATAAGCTTGCGACGTTTGTTTTCGTAGCCACCCAGACGAGCCATTATATCGGCCTGCAATCCAGCAGCGCGACCGTGGATGGTCAATATACCGAATTTGACAATATCTCGACCACAGAAGTGCAAGGCAACCACGCTCAACAGGCCACAGCGGCTCAGCGCCCGACGTATGGCGTCATCCCGTATGGTGGTGTTCGGAACCTCGCCAACGGCTCTGGTGCTGTTGGTGATGTGGCTTACTGGCCTGCTGGTGCCACTGTAAATGGCGTAACCTACACAAAATTGGCTAGCGGAGTTGGCACTGATGGTTTGCCGTATGTGGATTATTCTGTAGTTGGAACAGCATCATCTACGGCATTTTTTGACATCTATGCGATAGCCAACTCACGCATCACGTCAGGTATTGGGCAGACATTCACTGCGTCAATGTTGGCAACAGTGTTGACCGGAACCATTCCGCCGCTTGGTTTTGGGGCTGTTGTTGGTGTCGTTGGTGAAACAGCGCCAACAACTATTGTGGAAAACTTCACTATATCAGCTACTGTTCCGGCTACGGAAACACTTCTTTCCATCACTTCTACGTTTGTTAACGCGGCAACAAACCAAGCCAGAGCATCAGTGTATCTGAGAACGGGAACTGGAACTGCGGTAAATTACACGATCCGTATCAAGGCGTTGCAGTTCGAAAAGGCCGCAGCACGTTCCGCGTTCCAGTTGAACCTGAGCAAATACAACGTCACAGAAGCTGGCAAGGCATCGCTTGGTGTTCTGTATCCTGATGGCATTGATGATGGGATGGTCACACCTTCGATCAACTTCTCAGGCACCGACAAAGTGACGCTGTGGGCCGGTTTGCAGAAGATGAGCGATGCGGCGCAAGCCCTCTTGGCAGAACTCTCAGTATCAACTGGCGGAAACCCGAATACCTTTGGTTTGCAGGCGGCTACTCCAAACCCTGCAACCTTTCGTTTCGTTTCAGCTGGCAGCGCAACAGGTTCTGGAATTGCTGAAATCGCCGGATACCCAGCTACAACGGTAGCAGTGATAACTGGAATTGGTGATATTAGCGCACCAAAAGCAAGTATCATTGTCAACAATTCAGCCACTGTGACTTCGGCAGTTTCACAAGGCACAGGGAATTATAGCAACAACCCGATTTATCTGTTCCGGCGCGGCGGTGCATCTCTGCCATACAACGGTATCTTCACTGGCCTGATCATTCGCGGCGCGCAGTCTTCGGCGGCGCAAATATCCAACGCGAACGCGTTCCTGAACTCTGAACTTGGGGCATACTGATGGAAACCGTGACTATCGCCTGCCCGATCAGCATGACCCACCCGGAAGTGGATCAGGACAGCGCGCCGATCTGGGTAGACGCCAATGGGAACGAATACCGTGTAGCGTCAGGTCGGCTTGAAGGGTATACTGCCACGGAAAGTTCGGTGGCGTCTCCGCTTCGCGTGACTATCGTAATCGGTACGGACGGCCTCTTTGCGCTGTCAGACATGGGATTGGTACAAGCAAATGGGTCAAACTAGGTTTACAGGTCCAGTAAGGTCTGACGCTGGTTTTACATTCGACACCACCATTGCCCAACAACTGGTATCACTTGGCGGCATGACGTGGAATACAGTCGATGAAACCCTGAACGTCGGCCTTGCCCATGATGTGACGATGCAGGTCGGGCAAGAAACCTATGCCCGCGTCGGCAATACCACTGGCGTAACCATACCGAACGGGACGGTTGTTGGTTTCGCAGGGGCGACGGCGAACGCCCTTCTAGTGGCACCCTACATCGCCAACGGGACACAGCCCTCGCTGTATACCCTTGGGGTGATGACGCACGATCTACCGGACAGCGGCCAGAAGGGGTACTGCACCGTCTGGGGGTTCGTGCATGATCTGAACACCAGTGCGTTCTCTGCCGGGGACATCCTATATGCCAGTCCGACGGTTGCGGGAGGGCTGACCAAGGTAAAACCCACGGCTCCGAATAACGTGATACCAGTCGCTGCCTGTATCATATCCCACGCGACGGCTGGGGTGATATTTGTGCGCCCCACCATTGAGCAACAGCAGTATTATGGCGTGTTCAGCAAGACGACCGATCAGTCACCTGCGGTCATTAATACCGCATATACGCTGACGTTTGACACCGCAGACATTACAAACGGCATCACCATTGGATCACCGACATCCCGCATCGTGGTCCCGGCGTCCGGTCTGTATACGCTAGATGCTCGGCTGCAGATAACCAGCGGTAACAGTTCCGCTAAGGATGTTCGGGTATGGTTCCGCAAGAACGGGGTGGATGTCCCTAACTCAACGCGCATGATCACCAGCAGCTTGAACAACGGATATACACCTGTGACTTTGGCAATGACGGTATCCATGGCAGCTGGCGATTATGTCGAAATCGCCTTCGCATCCACGGATATTGCGGTAACAGTCGACACAGTTGCAGCTACAGGGTATTCTCCAGCGGCTCCAGCGGCGATCTTTGCAGTTACACAGGTGCAACAATGACCACCAGCGGCACATACGCATTCAACCCAGCGCTAGGCGAGATCGTCCTTTACGCCTACCAGAACATCGGCGTTCGCCCGTCATCCGTGCTGCAGGAACACATGGAAAGCGCCCGCATGGCGACCAACATGATGTTGGCACGTTGGAGCAATCAGGGTGTAAATTTGTGGGCTGTTGAACTGGTGGAGGTGCCACTTGTCGCTGGGCAGTCGACTTATGCCGTCCCGGCCAGCACCATCATGGTTCTGGACGCCTACACCACAACGTCCAGCAACATCGACCGCGTGATCATGCCGATCTCGCGCACTGAATACGCATCGTACCCAAACAAGGCGCAGCAGGGCTTCCCGACGTCGTATTGGTTCGACCGACTGACGTCTCCGACCATAACGCTTTGGCCAGTGCCGGATGGTACGTCTGCTACGATTTTGAAGTATTACCGCGTACGTCAAATCCAAGACGCAAACCTGCAGAACGGCGAGAATGTGGAAATTCCGTACCGTTGGCTGGAAGCGTTTGCCGATGGCCTTGCGTATCGCCTTGCCCGCATCTGGCAGCCCCAGATGGCCGTGGCTCTCAAAGGGCAGGCCGACGAAAGCTACCAAATCGCCGCTGAACAGGATGTTGAAACCGTCAACACCTATATCGCACCCATGATCGGCGGATATTTTAGATAATGGGATACGCATCACGCCTTGGCCGCGCACGCATAAGCGCAAGATCACCGCAAGCCGCAGCTGTATGCGACCGTTGCGGGCGAGTACTGAACCATGTCGATTTGTCGTGGCAGTTCGACTGGGCAGGCGCTGGGCTGATCAACAAACGCCTTCTGGTGTGTAACCACTGCAATGACAGGCCGCAACAGCAACTGCGCTCCATCGTGCTTCCTGCTGATCCTCCGGTGATCATGAATGCTCGCCCTGAGTATTTCGCAGAGGCTTCTACCGACCGCCGCGTGACTTCTGGCCAGAACACTGTGAACGCCAAGACAGGTATTCCAGTGCCGGGTGGCGACGTTCGTATCACGCAAGACGACCAAACCCGCGTCATGCAGCAGACTGGCTTCGCCAACGGCAGCCTGAACGAGCAACCCGGCACCGACCCAAATGCTCCGGGTGACAATGACCCCGGTTTGCCGTATGGTGGCATAACCGTTCCAGAGACAGGTCCGATCTGATGTCGAATGTGCAAATTCCGAACCTGCCTCAAGCCGTAGCGGTCAGCGGCGAAGAACTTATGGAAGCGGTTCAGGCTGGCTCCAGCGTTCGTGTAAGCATCAAACAGATCGCGGCTCTGACCAACCCGTGGACCGTTCTAACTCAGGCGGAATATAATGCGCTGCCAGTTAAAGACCCAAACACCGTCTATCTCATCGTAGGATAAAAAAATGGCCTTTCAGTATTCAGTTGCGGTGCGCAACGCCACGCTAGACCCAATCGAAAGCACCATCGGGGCATCGGCAAAGCTTTACATCTACAGCGGGTCTGTACCTGCCACCACTGCCACGGCAGCATCTGGCACGCTTTTGGCATCCGGTACGCTTCCGGCGGACTGGATGAACGCGGCAAGCGGCGGAACCAAGACCCTGCTTGGCACTTGGTCTCTTACTGGCGTTGCGGCTGGCACTGCCGGATATTTCCGTGTCTTGGATAACACTGGGGCCACTGTCGGCATCCAAGGGACCGTCACGGCAATCGGCGGAGGCGGCGACATGACGCTGGATAACACGTCCATTGCGGTTTCGCAGGTTATCAACATCACCTCTTTCACGCTGACGGCTGGCGGGGCGTAAACCATGGTTAAGCTGGTAAACCGGGCAAAGATGACGACAGCAACGACTGGAACCGGAACTATTACTCTGGGTTCTGCTGTTACGGGTTACCAGTCGTTTGCTGCGGCTGGCGTGGCAAACTCTGACATCGTAAGCTATGTGATCGAAGACGGAACTGCTTGGGAAGTTGGGACTGGCACCTATACCACGTCAGGCACCACCATGAGCAGGACGCTTGGGCAATCCAGCACTGGCTCCCTATTGTCGCTGTCCGGCAACGCCATGGTATATGTTTCTGCCCTTGCCGCAGATATAGTGCAGCCAACAGCAACGCAGACGCTCACCAACAAAACTCTCGCAGCTCCTGTGATTACAGGAACGCCGACAGAGACAATATTTGCGATTTCTGGAACATCTCCGCCCCTTGATGCGGCTAATGGCTCCATTCAGACGTGGACTTTGACTGCGAACTCTACGCCGACAGACAGCGTGTCTGCTGGTCAGGCAATCACCGTTATGATCGACGATGGCTCGGCATTCACGGTCACTTGGCCTTCTGTTACTTGGGTAAATAACGCCAAGGTCGCGCCAACCCTTGCGACGACCGGATATACAACTGTCACCCTATGGAAGGTCGGCACCACACTGTATGGAGCTGTTGTAGGGAACGGTTCGTAATGCTGTCACAGAAATCACTTGGCGCAGGCGGAAATATCTCCCCAGTTGTTTCATCTGGGACGATAGCTATCGCCAGCAACGGTACGCCATACATCAATGTCTATTCTTGGTCTTCGGGCTTCGGAACTAAATATGCAAACCCAGCAACACTTCCGACTGGTAATGGTCGCAGCGTAGCTTTTTCTCCCTCTGGAAATGCTATAGCTATTGCTCACTTAACAACACCATACATCTCAGCATATCCTTGGTCTTCTGGCTTCGGAACTAAATATGCAAACCCAGCGATACCCCCAGCGGGAACTGGAGATAGTGTAGCTTTTTCTCCCTCTGGAAATGCTATAGCTATTGCTCACGCTGCAGCACCATACATCTCAGCATATCCTTGGTCTTCTGGCTTCGGAACTAAGTACTCAAGCCCAGCGATACTCATACCGGGAACCGGAAATGGCGTAGCATTTTCGCCATCTGGAAATGCTATAGCTATTGCTCACACCACAGCGCCATCCGTCTCTGTCTACCCTTGGTCTTCTGGCTTCGGAACTAAGTATGCAGACCCAGTAACAATTCCAGATGGCACTGGATTTGGCGTAGCATTTTCGCCATCTGGAAATGCTATAGCTATTTCACACGGCAACCCTCCATACATCTCTGTCTACCCTTGGTCTTCTGGTTTTGGAACTAAGTATGCAGACCCAGTAACAATTCCGACTGGAGCTGGATACAGCGTAGCATTTTCACCTTCTGGAAATGATATAGCTGTTTCACAGGGTAACTCTCCATATATCTCTGTCTACCCTTGGTCTTCTGGTTTTGGAACTAAGTATGCAGACCCAGTAACAATTCCGACTGGAGTTGGGCGCGTTGTAGCGTTTTCACCTTCTGGGAACGATATAGCCGTGGGGCATTCAACCGCACCATACATCTCTGTCTACCCTTGGTCTTCTGGCTTCGGAGCCAAATATGCAGACCCGGCTACCTCTCTGACGGTATCGTCGTACGGAGTAACATTCCTCTAAAATGGGCAAAAAAAATGAACAAAATTGAAATCTTGCAGCAGGCAGCAAATGCACGCCACGATGAGATCGCGGGCTATCAAATAAACATCGACAACTATGAGCTTGCGATACCATTGGCTGACGCTGACCCTGATATGGTGGATTTTGCGGCACAGCTTCGCGCGCTTCTGACATCTGAGCGGATCGAGCAAAAGAAAGCAAAGATCATCTTGGCGGTTCTTGAAATGCAACTGGGAGGTTCGTGATGTACGTCAAGGTATTAAAAGGCGTTCCGTATCCCTATTCTATTTTTGATCTCCGAAATGATAATCCGAACACATCTTTTCCAGATGTGATGACGGATAAAGCTCTTGCGGCATGGGATGTCTTCCCATGTATTGAGGGTGCCGTTCCAGAACTTGGGGAATGCGAGCAGGCTGTCCGAGATAAAATCACCATGGTTGATGGCGTTTGGGTACAGAACTTCACCAATGGTCTGTGGCCAGCCGATCAAGCAAGCCAGTATGTCAGGGAAAAGCGCAATGCACTGCTTGCTGAGACCGACTGGATGGCACTAAGCGATGTCACCATGGGCGCGACTTGGGCGGAATACCGTCAGTCCCTGCGCGATATTACATCGCAAGTCGGCTTCCCATATGGCATAGTCTGGCCAGCAAAACCGGAGTAACCCATGCTTGGCTTTCTGCCGCAGGCTTCTGCACCACTTGGTGATGACGGTGCCGCCATCATCGGCGGGGCCAGCGGCACGCTTACTATTGGTGGTTCTTCTACCGGAAGCGCAGCAACTAACATCACTGGATCAGCTGACGGAGTAATCACTGCCAGCGGTGCTTCATCTGGTGTTGTAGTCATTTCCGCAAGCGCAGCAGGTGGTATCACCGTCAGCGGGTCGTCCGCAGGCGGCGGGACAGCGGATATTAGTGGAACGGCTAATGGCGAAGTTTCCATAAGTGGAGCTTCGGCAGGCAGCGCAATCATATCGTCCAGTTCCTCTGGAATTTTTACCGTCAGTGGCGCATCAAGCGGAACCAGTCCTGCTATAGTTATTGGCACTGCCTACGGAAACCTTGCCATTGGTGGGTCTTCTGAGGGTGGCGTCGTTATCTCGGCCAGCGGGTCATCCGTGTATATCGTTTCCGGTAAGGCTAGCGCGAGTTTTAGCCGCATCAGGTATGGTGATCTTGTTGTGAAAGCGGTCTACTTGGGAGATACTGCCATAGAGACCGTTGCGGTCGGACCTGACTTCGTATTTTCTACATAGGCGAAAAAACACAATGCAGGATGCAGTTGCGGATCACGCAAAAGATTGGCTGACGCTTTTTTTCGCTGGCCTCGGAATATCTTTTGCACCCTACGAATGGGTTGGCGGCCTGTTCCTTGCATTGGCGGGCGCTGCGTTCGCCATGAGATCAGACCCGGAGAGAGACCAGCGTGAATTATGGCTGGTTCTCCTTGGAGCATTCCTAGCATCCCACCTTTCAGCCATGGCATCACACGCGTGGTATCCAGAATTTCCAGTGCAGGTCGTTATGTGCGCCGCTGGCTTCTTTTCTCGCCGCCTGACACGTTTCTCTTTAAAGCTGGCGGGCCTAATGGAGGATCGCGGCGACAAGATTGCAGATCGCGTGATCGACAAATTTCTTCCGGCGGAAAAAGAATGAAAGAGAATTTCCCACTTTGCCTAGCCCTTACGCTTGGCTACGAAGGCGGCTTCGTAAATGATCCAAAAGACCCCGGCGGCGCGACCAATCATGGTGTCACTATCGGAACGCTTAAGAGCATTGGCATCGACGTGGATGGCGACGGCGACAGCGATATTGCCGACTTGAAGAACCTGCGACAGGAAGACCTTGTGCGCGTCTACAGGCCATACTTTTGGGATGCCGTAGGCGGAGACAAGCTGCCATCTGGTCTTGACATGTGCGCGTTCGATGGTGGGGTGATGTCTGGGCCTGCCCGTGGCGTCAAATGGGTGAACGAAGCCAAGGGCGCGACCCTGCGCGACAAGGTCAATTCCGCCTGCGACAACAGACTGGCGTTCTTGAAGGTGGTCAAGCATCCGAAGACTGGAGAACCTCTTTGGCCGCGCTATGGCAAAGGCTGGGGTGCGCGCGTCGAAAAGGTGCGCCAGCAGGCGTTGAGTATGACAAAATGAACCAGTGGGCGTTTGTGATCTGCGTGGCGGTGGCTGGCGTTTCCGGCTATCGCCTCGGCTATCAAGTCGAAGCAGGCCGCAACGCCAAGGCGGTGCTGGCGGCACAGCATGAAACATTTAAGGCTGCCGAAGCCGCAAGCAGGCAAGAAGAGGCCAGACTGGCCGCAGAACGCGAACGCAATGCAATTGCACTACAGCTGGAGGATGCAGCCAATGCCGATACGAATGCTGGCCGCGTGTGCCTTGGCTCTGACAGCGTCCTGCGGCTCAACCAACGCTAGGCTTGCACTCACGCCGCCGCCAAGCCTTACAGCGCCATGTGCAGCCCCTGCAGCGCTTCCTGACGGCGATATGACGCAGTCTCAGGTGGAGAAATACTGGGGCCGCGACCGAACGGCGCTTAGATCATGCTCTACCCAGTTGGATGGACTGGCAAAGTGGTCTATACTGCAGGCTGACAAGGGGTAAAGCCATGCCGGGATTGACGTACAGCACCTATAAAACCCAGATCGCACAGATGGCGGTCGTGGCGGAAGATGACCCTAACTTCTTGGCCATCCTGCCGATGATGATCGACTATGCCAGCCTGCGCATCGCTCGCGACTTGGACTTGATGTTCACATCCGTCTCTCTGCACGGCACGGATTACAAGCTGAACGCCGGAAACCGCAACATCAGTTTCGAACAGAATTTCCCAGATGGGTCTTCGTTCGTAGTCAGCGAACAGATCAACCTGATCCTGCCAGTGGGCGAAACCAATCCTGACGCTGGACAGCGGGTTCCGCTGATGCCAACAACCAAAGAATTCTTGGACGCGGTTTACGGTTCATCGTTGGCCGCAAATCGCGCGCAGCCCAAGTACTTCGTTCCTTTCAACGAGACGCTGTTTTTCGTCGGGCCAGTGCCTGATCAAGCATATTACGTCGAAGTTGTCGGAACCATCCGCCCTGCGCCGCTATCCGCAACGGTAACAGAAACCTTCATCAGTCAGTACTTGCCAGACCTTCTGGTGATGGCGTCGATGGTGTACATCTCGGCTTACCAGCGCAACTTCGGGCGCGAAAGCGATGACCCGCAGATGGCGCAAAGCTACGAAGGCCAGTATCAGGCCTTGCTTAAATCTGCTGGCGTTGAAGAGGCACGCAAGAAGTTCGATGCAGCTGCATGGTCTTCCCAGTCCCCGGCAACCGTCGCCACCCCAACGCGAGGCTGATCTATGCCACATGCAGGCCTTAAACTGATCCCCGGCGTGGATCGGAACCGCACGGAAGCATTGAACGAAGCGGCGATCTTCGACTGCAACCTGATCCGCTTCGTGCCGGATCGGCAGGGTCAGGGCTTGCCGCAAAAGCTGGGGGGCTGGGATAGGTTCCTGAACACCTCGTCATGGAATTCAATCGTACGCGCACTTCACGCTTGGGCCGATACTAATGGGCAGAATTTTTTTGCCATTGGTTCAGAAACATCGTTGTGGGCAAGCAATTACCCGAATGATGCAACTCCAATATCTCCGCAGTACTATACTGCAAACATTGCAGTGAACGTCAGCACTACAGTAAATAGTTCTATTGTCATCATCACCGATACCGGATCAAACGTAACATCGTACGATGCAATTTATATTGAGACGCCAATCAGTATTGGCGGCTTGGTTCTCTCTGGATTTTATGAATGCTCTGCATCAGGCGCAAACTCATACACCATCGTTGCGCGTAACGTCATTGGGGGTACTACGCCAGCCACAGCAACGGCAACTGGTGGCGCAGTGCCGTCATTTACTTCCATTGCGTCCAACCAAACGATCACGGTAACCCTAGCAAACCATGGTTATTCTGTTGGGTCGACGTTTACTGTTTTGGTTCCGACGACAGTCGGCGGCGTCGAGTTGAGCGGGAACTATCTAGTTGGCAGCATTGTATCTCCAAGTCAGTTCACAATTTCAGCCGCAAACTCCCCTACGTCTTCTGCAACTGTTTCTGAAAATGGCGGCAACGCTCGCATCATTTATTATATCGGCAAGAAATCATCTCCACCCGCTTCTGGTTACGGCGCTGGGGGATATGGTGTTGGTGGATATGGCAGCGGCGTCACGTTCAGCGGCGCAGGACGCACTTACACTGGAACCACTGTCGTCACGACACTTGGTGTGACCACCGTCACCATACCATCCACGATAGTGAATGTTCGGGCTGGCTCTGTAGTATCGGATGGCACTAATACTTTCACGGTCACCTCATCGACGTCGGGTCCAGTAAATAGTACATTCACATTCAGCGGGACGCCAACTGGCACTACGTTCACAGTAACGCTGTGGGGCTTCCAGATGCCAGATCAGGCATCCGCAGATTGGGCGTTGGACAACTGGGGCGAATATCTTATTGCATCTCCACATATGGGAGAAATCTTTTATTGGAACCCAGCTGACAGCAGTAGTTCTGTGATTATTCCAAATGCGCCTCTGGTTAACGAGGGCTGTTTCGTTGCAATGCCTGAACGCCAGATCATCGCGTATGGGTCCACCTTTACTGGTGTGCAAGACCCCATGCTTGTCCGCTGGTGCGATGTCAGCAACTTTACTAGCTGGGTTGGTACGGTCACAAACCAAGCCGGGTCATACCGCATACCGAAGGGTTCAAAGATTATCGGCGGCCTGCAGGGTCCGCAACAAGGCCTGCTTTGGACTGACCTTGGCCTCTGGTCTATGCAATACATCAACCTACCGCTGGTGTGGTCTTTCAACGAGATCGCATCCGGTTGCGGTTTGATCGGCAAGAAGGCTGCAGGCACCATCGGCGGAACTGTTTACTGGATGAGCCAGAGCCAGTTTTTCCGGCTTTCCGGCGGCGGCGTTGAACCAGTCGAATGCCCGGTATGGGACATCGTTTTCCAAGGCATGGACCCCAACCAAGCCAATTGGGACAATATCCGCTGCGCCCCAAATTCCCGCTTCGGCGAGATCGCATGGTATTACCCGCCCGCTGGTGGAAACGGTGAACCAACACGGTACGTCAAGTACAATACACTGCTAAACCAATGGGACTTCGGTGAACTTACTCGCACCGCATGGATCGACCAGAGCGTCTTCGGTCCGCCGATTGGCGCTGGCGGCATCAATGTTTACCAGCACGAAACGTCGAACAATGCCGCAGACGGCGAAACGATGAATTCGTTCTTTCAGACTGGATACTTTGCAATTAGCGATGGCGACGTGAAGACGTTCGTTGATCAGGTCTGGCCTGATATGAAGTGGGGCCAATATAGCCAGTCGAACAATGCCAACGTGGACATCACGTTTTCTGTGGCTGATTACCCCGGAAACACGCCGACCGAACATCCGTACACCGTAACGCAGGCAACGCAGTTCATTACGCCGCGTTTCCGTAGTAGACTTGTTTCTATCAAGGTCGGCAAGGACGACAATAGCGATACCTTTTGGCGCGTCGGTAACATCCGATACCGCTTCCAACCCGATGGGAAATTCTGATGTCTTCGCTTTCTGACATTCTCACAGCCGCCAAGAACGTGGTCACCGCCATCAACGGTATCGGTCAGACATACCTAAAAGTGCAGGGGTCGAACCGTTCCGACACCCTGACTTCGACGGCACTCGTGTCCACTGGGCAAGGGCGACTTGCATCCATCAGCGTAATCGTTGCAGGGTCTACCGATGGCATGATTTACGACAGCAGCGCCACTGGTTCCCTTACCAGTCCGCTTGCTGTGATCGACAATTTGGTTGGTGTAAACTTCGCCAACTTGCCTTACAATAATGGACTGGTCGTGGTTCCCGGCACCGGGATGACGGTTGTCGTAACGTACTCGGAAGGATAACGTCATGCCGTTGCAAAAAGGCTATTCGCAGAAAACCATCTCGCACAACATTTCCGAGATGGTTGCCGCCGGACACCCACAAAAACAAGCCGTTGCAGCAGCACTGCGCACTGCGCGGGCGCACGGCGGCAAGGTTCACAAGGGCGCGATCCACTCTTCCGTGGCTGGCCGCACCGATCACCTGCCGATGCACGTCGCATCGGGTTCCTACGTTATCCCAGCCGACATCATCTCGGCCATGGGCGAAGGCAACAGCATGGCTGGCTTCAAGGTCGCTAAGACGATATTTGGCGGCGATGACATCACCAAGGGCAGCCCGTATGGCGAAAGCGGTCTTCCGTATGATGCAGACATGCCGCACAAGGCAGCAGGTGGTTCTACTGGGAACCCGGTTGCGTCTGCCGCAATCGCCGCAGGAGATCAGCGCGTAGCGGCCAACCGCGCCGCATCGGCAAACTATGCCCAGCAAGCCAACCAGCGCGATGGCACCCCCATCCCAAGCCATCTGCAGGGGTACACCAATAGTGGCGGCAGCGGTGGCGGCGGCCTTGGCGGTGGTGCTGCAGATAGCGGACGAGCCGCAACGCAATATACTGGCCTCTGGGATCGCATCAACGGCGGAGGGCCGGGCGCTGGCCTATGGTCTGGCAACAGCAACTCTGGCGTGGCTGGCGGCGGCACTGATAATCACGCTGGATCAGCGCGCGAACCAAGCTTCTGGAATAAAGCTGCACCAATCCTTGGCGGCATGATCGCTGGTCCGGTCGGGACGTTGGTCGGCATGGGCATCAAAAAGAACGATCAAGGCGTTAGCGGTTTTCAGAGACTTGGCGACAATCTTGGCTTTGCCGAAGGCGGCGCGACCGAAGGGGTGCCGATTGTAGCTGCAGGAGGTGAGTATGTCATTCCGCCTGAACATGTGGTACGCCTTGGTGGTGGTGATCTGGATCACGGCCACAAGATATTGGATGCGTTCGTGAAAAAGATGCGACAAAAAACCATCAAGACCCTGCAAAACCTGCCGGGGCCAAAGAAAGATTAAATATATGGATGAAATCTTCGTTCGTGAGGGTGTTGCGGATGACTTCGATGAGGTTATGCGTCTCGCAATGCAAGCTACGCAGGAGAACGCTTTTATCAATCCAGACGTCGAACTGATCGCCAATCAAATGTATGCAGCGCTGACGCGAACTGGTGCCATAGCTGGGGTGATTGGTGGGCAGCCCGGAGAAAAGCTTGAAGGCATGGTGATCCTAAATATGGGTCCGGTGTGGTATAGCCGTGATCTCATTTTAGACGAAAAGGTGATCTATGTAGACCCAGAATTCCGCGCCGCAAAGGGCGGTCGCGCACGAAAGCTTGCTGAATGGGCTAAGTACATTTCAGAAAAACTTGGCATTCCCCTTGCCATTGGGGTATTGTCCAACACTAGGACCGAGGCGAAAATCCGTCTCTATGAACGCGTGTTCGGCGCTCCGGCTGGTGTATACTTCCTGTACAACGCCAAAACGGGCCTGACTAAAGGATAATCGCTATGGGCGGCAAGCACTCTACCAGCACTTCCAAGGTATCCGTTCCGCCAGAAGTATTGGCGCGCTATAATGCGATAAACACGCGGGCAGAGGGTGTTGCCGCCACTCCTTTCGAACGGTACGGAAATCAGGCATCTGACTTTGTCGCCCAGATGAACGCCCAGCAAAACGCTGGTATCTCCGACATCAATGCTACAGCTGGGTCGTACAGGCCATACATGTCGGCTGCCACTGATGCCACCACGGCGGGCATGGGGCCAGCCTATCAGGGCATCGACAACTACATGTCGCCCTACATCAAAAACGTAGCTGACACGACTGGTGCCATGATGCGCCAGCAGTTCGAACAAGCGCAGTCCGGCAACCTTGGCAACGCGATCTCGTCGGGCGCGTTCGGCGGTGACCGCGCTGGCATCGCTGCAGCCAACCTGCAGCAGCAGAACGAAATGGGCTATGGCAAGACCATGGCCGACATCTACAACCAAGGCTACACGCAGGCTCTGGGGGCCAGCCAAGCCGATCTGGCGCGACAGATGCAGGGCGGGTCGCAACTGGCAGCCCTTGGCGCACAGGAACAGCAGCTTGGCTTGCAGGGCGCACAGGCGAAGATCGCCGCTGGCACCATGCAGCAGCAGACCGAACAAGCTGGCAAAGACGCCATGATCAAGCAGTTCATGCAAGAGAAGGGCTACCCGTTCCAAGTGGCGCAGTTCCTTGCGAACATTGCCATGGGTACTGGCGCGGCATCCGGCAGCACCACCACTGCAACGCAGCCTATCGGCTTCTTTGGCAACCTTGCCACTGGCGGTCGCGTTGGCGGTTATGCTGATGGCGGCGGCGTTGCTGGTCCGAAGATTGATAGCCAAAGCCCACTGTGGGGTGAAGGTTATGTCCCATCTGCCGATCTTCCTGTTGGTCGATTGATGACTGCCGACATTCCAGATCATCAGCAAAGCAGCGGACTTGGTGACATCGTGAAGTTGATCGCTGCATCGCAAGGTGCGAAGCGCGGCGGCGTAATCGACGGTCGCCACGGTTATGCCGAAGGTGGCGGTAGTGCTGCAATGACGCCAGAGGAAATGGAATTGTTCCGTCGCCGTCAGGCGATCATGCGTGACCCGTCCATCGACATGCCGAACACTGGCACCGATAATTATCAACCGCATGGAAATGTGCAGCAGCTGACACTAGGTTCGGAAGCGCCTCCCGTACAAATCAATCCGAACGCTGGTATAACTGGATATGGCAATGTCAGAGGCGGTTCGCGCGCAGAGGCTGCATTGCCGACGACGCCACAGACGACGGGTGAAAGCATCAGCAAATTCTTGCACCCTATCCGGGCAAACGTTGGTGCAGGGGCTACCAACACAGCTGGAATGCTGAGTGGCGGTATTTGGGGTGGATCGTCTGTGGTGCCGACACTTGCTGGTGTTGGTCTTTCTGCGCTTGGCGGTCAGGATTATGGCGGAAACTATCTCTTGGATGTCGGAAAATCCATGCGTGGCGTGGCTGGTGACATCTATGAGAACTCCGCAAAACAGGCCACGGAGATTGAGAACGCCCCGTGGAATAGTTCTGTAACTAGCCTTCCTGCGCAGCCGACTGGCGGTGTAGCGCCTACCGTCCGCCCTGCAGAGCCGCAAGGGCTTACCTTGGGGGCAAGCGCTTCTGGCGCGCTAGCAACGCCGACAAGCGCAACTGGCGTCATGCCTATTGGCGCACAGCAAACCCTCCCTTCGCGCGCCGGGCTTGCACCGCCCGCGCGTCCTGCCATCGAGACTGCGCCAGCTGGTGTTGTCGGTGGCAATATCAATGCACCAACTGTCCCAGCTAGTATCGACAGCCACACCTTGTTCACGCAAGGTATCGTACCGATTGAAAGTGGCGGTCAACAGTTCAAAAATGGTCATCCTCTTACATCGCCGAAGGGTGCAGTTGGCATCTCACAGATGCTACCTTCGACCGGGCCGGAAGCTGCAAAGCTTGCTGGATTGGAGTGGGACGAACAAAAATTCTACAATGATCCGGCATACAATGCCGCGCTTGGTGAGGCATATTTCTCCGATCTGAACCGCAGATATGGCGATCCCGTAATGGCAGCCGCAGCATACAATGGCGGTCAAGGAAACCTCGCCAGTGCTATCGACCGAGCCGCCGCACTTGGTGGCAGCTATCTCGACTATATGCCCGCAGAAACGCAGGCATACGCCAAGAATTTTGCGGCGCGCACTGGAAATCTAGCGCCAGATTTGCAGGGAAAAACTGGCGGTGTAAGTGGCGCAAATACAAATGGTATGCCATCGGCGGCGCAACAGCCGAGCGGTGGCTTGGGTGGCGCTGACCTGCTGCACGTCAATAAGCCGTACGAAGATCGCAATGCTATCGGCAAGTTCTTCCACGACAAGGAAACTGGGAAGCTGGACAAGAACGCAGTTTTGTCTCTGCTGTCTGGCCTTGGCACCATGGCGTCTTCGCGCAGCATTTCGCCGATCACCGCGATGCTGCAAGGCTTGGGCGGCGGTGCTGAAATGTACAAAGGCCTGCAGAAGCAAGCGGCTGACATCGCTCAGACACAAGCTGATACGCGCCAGAGAGACGTTCAGACCAACGCCCTGCGCTTCTTCAAGCCCGAAGGTGGCGTTGCGATGGTAACGCTTCCCAATGGTCAAACTGTCAAGTACTGGGACTTGATGCGCGACCCATCATTGCAAGGTGGTATTAGCCCTGCGGCTCTCGCAGATGTTAAGGCGCAGGCAGCAGCGTCTGGCGAAGCAACTCCAGATGCTGCTCCGGCAAACAGCATCTTCAATGACCCGACTGGGCGCGCCATCATCGGCAATGAGGCGTCTTATGTAGAGGGTCCGGGATACGATACCGCTATCGCGCGCAGCATGGACATCCGTACGCAGGTAAATGCTGATGCTACTGCGGCCCGTGGCATGCACGATAGCACGGTAGAGCAAATTCGCGCAGTATCAGACATGCTGGCGCAACCGGGTGCCACCGCGCCCGGTGCCGCTGGCTCTGCCAAGGCGCAAGTTGTAAAGTATGGAAACAGCTTGCTTTCCGCCATGGGCTTCCCAGCTGACACACTTGGAAACATGGATAGCGATGTTGACCTGCTGACCAAAATCAGAAACGCCGCTGCATCCGCAGCTGCCCATGGCGCAGATCAAAACAGCGTTCAGGCACTCCAGATGCTTGCTGACGGCATGCCGAACGAAAACATCACCGAAGATGCAAACGCCGCCATCATGTCGAACATACTGGTCCAGCAGCAACGCGCTATGGACAAGGACAGGCTGTATGCAGACTTTTCGCAATCCAACCCATATGGCACAGTATATGGCGCTGCTGACATGTTTGCGCGGATGAACGGCAAATACGATCTTGAACGTGACGCTCTTCAAAAGCTTGTTCGTGTGGGCGGCGTAAAAGGAACTGACGGCGTCAGCATCATGGAGCGCCTGACATCTGGTACTCTGTCGCCGCAGGAAGCGCAGAGCCTAATCTCAATGGCGCTTGGCGGTAAGTCGCCGACAGAAGACATGTACAGATACTTCATCCCGTACCAAGCAAGGGGTTAAAAAATGGCAATCAGTGATTGGACGCTTCCAGAAACTGGCAGTGCTGAAAAGCAGCCGACTGATTGGTCGAA